CTTCTGGATTGTGCTTATAGGCCACATACGCATCCATCATGGCCGCCACAGCGTCGATTTTCTGGTCGGACCGTTTCTTCAGCAGCTTCCGGTTTCCATTGGTGTCCTCCATGGTGATGCAGTTTCCCATGGAGAAGGTGAGCAGCTCCTCGTCAAAGAGCAGCATACGCTCTCCGGCCAGCTTTTTCAGCTCGCCCAAGGGGACGGATTCCGTCCGGGAACCCTGTCGGACCACTTCTACGCCGAAGGGGCCGTTTTCATCTGTCCACCGCTTGATGAACTCCTGGGCGTTGTATGGGTCGTAGCCAAAGCAGCGCACGTCATAGCCCCGGTTGATGATGTGCTCGTCCAGGTCATCGTAGACCTGCATCATGTCCAGAACAGTACCCTCCATGACGATCAGGCTCCCCTCCGCCATGAAGTCCTCATACTTCACCCGCATGGCCGCCGGCAGCTTGTGCAGGGTCAGCGATGTGATGTAGTTTCGGGTCTTGACGCCAAAGGAGCCATCCCGAAGAGGAAACAGGAAGGTAAAGGAGCAGAAGTCGTCGCCCTGGGAAAGGTCTGCCCCCAGGGAGCAGGGCATCTGCCAAAATCTCTGCCGGCGATGGGGGAGAGTCTCCTCATAGGTGAAGTAGTAGGTGTAGCCCTCCATGGGCAGCCCGAACCGCTTTGCCAGCATATCGTTGCGGGTGGCGGGGGCCGTTTCTGCCCGGTCAACGTCCTTCTGGTAGGTCTCGTAGGTCACGGTCTTTCCCAGATTGGGGTTTGCCTTGATCCACATGTCCGGATAGGCGACCTCTTCCACGGAGTCCAGCTTGTACCACCAGATGGATACGTGCTCCTGGGGAGGGCCGATACCCTGAAGAATGTTCATCAGCTCCATTTTGATGGTATCGCCCGCTCCGTTTCGGACCGTGCCCTCGGAGCTGGTGGCGATGATCAGGTAGTCGTCCAGCTTGGATGCGCCCTGCTCAATGGCACCGATGACATCCTCCCGGGCGTCCGCCGAAGAAAGCCACTCATCCACCGTGGCCACTTTGCAGCGGAGTCCCTGGAGCTTGTCCACCGACATGGGACGGACCTCCACCAGGGAGCCGGAGATGAAGTTCTCGATCCCCTTCTTTGTAGAGGCCAGCTTGACGCGGTTGACTCTGGAGCCGGTGGTGTTCTGCAAGGAACCCTCGGTCATGAACTGAAACACAGGGCCTCTCGCTCTGGTGATGGCGGTCTTGATGGGGTTGACGATCTCCTCCGCCTGCTTCATGGTGGGGGCTGTCGTAATCTGATGAGTCGTCGAGCCGTCCACCACACAGAAATAAGCCTGGATGCAGGAGTCGTAGAGGGACTTGGCCGCGCCTCTTCCCACAATGAGGTACTGCTTCTTGGTCAGCCGCTGCTTGACCCGCTTCGTCACATACCGGCCGCCCCGTCCATCCGGGTTCGGCACATAGACAGAGCGGTCGTCGAAATAGTACCATCCAAACACCTGTTCGCCCCAGAGCTTGAAGGTATCCAGAAGATGCAGGTCGGAGCCATCAGTTAGGGTCAGCTCGTTCTCGCAGAACTCGATCCACCCCTCCACCGCCCGGTCATCGTAGTAATATCCCGGTGACTCGATCAGGCGGTCGATCCGCCACATCTCCATCGCCACTTCCTTGCAGACGTGAATATCCCCTCGGAGAACGGCGTCCCGAAATGCTCCATAATAACGGGGGACGGCGGTGTTGGATAACATGTACGCACCCGCCTCCCGTTACAAGCCCAGCAGCTTCCGGCCGACCAGGACCAGAGTGGAAAACTTCTGATCCGTCAGATTTGTGCGGTAGACGTCTTTCGGGACCACCTGCTCCATATCGAACACGATAATGGGTGACTTGGCCTTGAACCCGCCGTATATGGCGTCGTTCGTGTCCAGAACTGCGCCATAACCGGCCTCCTTGCACGCATGGAAGAACTTGGTGCGCTGGTTATACATATCGCGTCCCTTTCGGCTGTCGCCCTGACCGTCATAGGGGATGACGTAGTTGAACATCCGGTACACGGTCTGAAGGTCATCGGAGGTCGGCTTGTAGTCCGGCTCCCGCATCTTCCCAAGGACGGCCGCTGCTTCGCGGTAGCCCTTGAACTTGTACTTGTCGTTTACAAAGTACCCCTGCATCCGCTCCCGGTCAGTGACAAAGTTGTAGAAATCCCGGTCCTTCTTATAGAGGTCCATAAAGACCTTGGCTCCGGAATCCTCGCTGGCCACCTTCAGGTCGGTCTTGAGGGAATTGTCGATCCGGTACTTCATGAACGAACCTGTGCCGATCGCCTTTCCATCCTTATCATAGACCGTCTGGGGAATCGGCCGGTTGAACAGGGCGTTGTACTGGTGTTTATCCAGAGCATGGTGGGTGGCGTAGAACATATCGGCGTTCTTGGTCCGGTCCTTATCATAGGACAGCGTGCTCAGCGTGGTCTTATCAACCTTCAGCACCTCATCGAAGTGCTTCTTGTTGTAGATGCTGTTGCCGCTTTTGCGTTTGTTGGAAATGGCCTTCCGCTGGGACGGAGTATAGTTACCGCCGCTCAATGGATAGGGCGGGCCGTTGCGCACGCCCCATTTCTGGCCTAAAATGCCGTGGTGGCGCAGCTCCATACCGACTCACCTCAGCCCTTCAGTTCCTTGATGGCCAACGCGATGCCCAGTGCGCTGCTGCCAATGGCCAGAACGCTGCCGGCAACTTCCAGCGTGGTCTTGAGCGCTTCGCGGCCCTTGGAGACCTGAGCGGCGGGCACTTCCGCGAACAGCTGGTTATACTGCCGTTCCAGCAGCTCCCGGTTAATCTGATCCCGCATCTCCTTGTCGCTCATCTTGGACAGGTCCATCCGCTTTGGCGTCGGCTTGGAAGTGGTGCTCTCGTCCAGCTTCTTCAGCTCCTTGGCCAGGTTGGCGCTGGCGTCCACAGTGCGCTTGGTGCGCTCCAGGTCCTCCTTTGCCCAGCGCTTCGGATCAGGCTGGGAGAGGTCAATCCGGTTTTCCTTCTTCTTGGCCGCGTTCTCCCGCTTGTCACGGTCGTAGCGCGCCTCTCCTTTGGGGGTCAGCGAACCGTCTTTGTTCTGGTAACGGCGCACGCCCCACTTCATTCCTTTGATTCCGTAGTGCAGTAATGCATCATGCTCCACTTTGAAGTTCCTCCTTCCCGCTGGTGGGTTCGACTGGGTCTGCCGCAACGAAAAGCCGCCACTCAAACTCGCTGATCTGCCGGTTCATAGACTCGACAGCCGCAGAGCTGAGGGGCGGGTCAAACAGCAGGCGCACCTTCAGGCCGACATAGGATTTGACCAGGGGCAGGACGGCCCCGCCAGAAATGAAATCGGACCAGCCTTCGTCTTTCCCCGTAATGGAGAATCCGTTTGCCGGCCCGACCCCCATCTGTGTCAGAATCGAAAACACGCTGTTGATGTGCATTACAATGTCGGCGTCAAAGTGCGTGTAGCCTTCGTCGATCCCCAGCAGTTTCTTGACAGATGTCAGGACGCTTTCTGTGATCTCCATAGCACTCTCCTTACCGGCGGATCGCCACGTACTTCTTCGGACAGAACCCGGCGATGCCGTTTCTGGCGAGCACCCGGTAGAAGTCCTCCGTTGACTTGTCCATATCGACCAGAACTTCGGTCAGGACCGATAGATGCCCCGTGACCTCCGCCTCATTGCCGGGGCTTTTGCGGATGGTCAGGTCGAGGCAGTTCACCACGACTCCCACGAGCCTGGGTGCCCTTCCCGGATTACCTTCCATGGCGCCGCCTCCTTGCTTATAGCGAAAAGTTGTGTTGTCATAAGGTGTGCCCGTTCCATGCCGCTCCTGGGCCACATGATTGATTCATCCCTGCGAAAGGAGGTAGAAAC